GAGTGACGCGGGGTTTTTGGGATGTTTTACCCGTTAACCATGCCAGCCGATGCGCGGGAACCTTACTGCGTGAATCGGCTGACGCTCTGGAAAGACAGAGTCAACACGCATGATGATTATGAGGAGTGAGGGCGTAGCAGCGCCTACGGAGGCACTCTGAAAGTCGAAAGGCAAACGGACAGGCGATATTGTTAGCCGAGAGGAGTCCGGTAAGGGTTCTAATCCCGCCATAGTCATCAGCCGTGTTGGTGAAATGCGCTATAGCGTGTACCTTCGGGGAAGCTTATCTAGAGATGGCGGCTAGACACCAACTACTTGCAAATTGTTTATTATTGTTTTATGATATTCGCATGTAGTCGGGACTGGAAATCCGATGAACAAAGACCGCTTTAATCTATGTCCCGCCCCGTCAGGGGTCGCAATTCCGAAAGGGTTGCTTTTCCAGAGGGGCGTAGACTAAAGCGGTCTTTTCTTTTTCCCGTACACCACACGATAGCAAGAGCCTGAATGGGCTGCGTGGTAGGAAACACAGGCAGGTGTAACCCCATACTGATAAGCCTAGCAGCGTTAAATGGCGACTGTATAAGATTTGTGGTCACGGTGAACTTACACAAATCGAGAAACATTAACTCCGTGTAGGACTGGAATTATCTAGAAAAATTTAAGGATAATTTGGGTCAGGCGTGGGACTGCATACGGCAACAGCATGACTGCCACTGCATCTCACCCTAGGACAGCCGTGGGCGTGAAATTTTTTGATGGGTAAAAAAGTTGATATAAATTATTTATATCAGGATCGCCAAACTGTACAAAATGACAGTATTGCAAACAGTACGATACATGTATAAACTTGTTAGACACAGTTGAGGGACTGTACAAGGGGATAGGGATGCAACACTTTGATCAACAATTTCACAGGCCGATTCGTCGGCTACTTGCGTTGGAAAAATGAAAATTACACAACTAAAAATAGAGTTACAGACTCAGTCACGCGTAGCAATAAATCAAGATGCTGTCGCTGAGTACGCTGATGCCATGATGGATGGTGAAAAGTTTCCGCCAGTCACGGCGTTCTACGATGGCAAAGAATATTACTTGGCAGATGGTTATCACAGGTACTTTGCGGCAAAGAAAGCAGGTCTGGACGAGATTGATTGCGATGTAAAGAATGGCACGCTCAGGGATGCCGTGTTGTTCTCGGTGGGCGTGAACTCAGCACATGGATTGCGGCGCAGTAACGAAGATAAGCGCAAGGCCGTGATGACAATCCTAGACGATGTTGAATGGGCAGAGTGGAGCGATATAACGATTGCCAAGAAGTGCCAAGTTACGGGAGCCTTTGTTGGGCGCGTACGCAAGACACTAAGCCTTGAATCAACGGCAAGGAAGTACATCAACCAACATGGTCAAGTGGTTGCCATTGAAACAACCAATCGTGGCAGACCGGCAGCAGAAACGTTGCCGCCAGAAGTCATGCCGATATACGATGAAGATGAAAACGATCATCACGTTCAAGAACTGGCAGACGCCAACGTGGAACTGGCAGAAGAAAACACGTTGCTCAAAGACCGCTTAGCTGTAGCTGCATTTGAAGCCACGCCAGAAGAAAGGGTGCAGCTATCGGAAACAATGGAGCAACTTCGCGCCACCATCAAAACGCAAGAGGCAGAGATTGCCGCATTAAAAGCATCACGAGACACGCTGCAGCAGAAAAATGCCGATATGCTTAAGATGTTGGCATACTGGAAGAAACAAGCAAATCAAGCAGCATAACCAAACCGAAGTCCGGCGGTATCCGGTCAGGAGATAGATATGGCATTAGCGTTGCGAGAGCATCAGGTAGAGGCATTAGAGCGAGTTAAGCAGGGATTTGAGGCAGGACATACTAGACAGTTGTTATACGCGCCTACAGGGGCGGGAAAGACCGAAATGGCGATTGCCATGATGGATGAATACGCAAAGAATTATCAGCGTAGCGCAATGGTAATGGATCGCATCGTATTGGTTGAGCAAACCAGTCTGCGTTTAGGCAAATATAGAATTGACCACGGCGTACTGCAAGCAGGGCATTGGCGTTATCAGCCTTCCCAGCGAATACAGATTTGTTCCATACAAACTTTAGCCAAGCGCAAGAAGATGGAGCCGCCAGAACTCTTGTTCTATGATGAATGTCATGTTAATTATCAATCTGTCATTGACTACATCAAAGAAAACCCAAACATCAAGGTTGTCGGATTGAGCGCCACGCCATTTACAAAAGGCTTAGCAGGGTTATATACCAACGTTGTAAGCGCCATTCCTACCGAGAAGTTGGTCGAGAAAGGTTTTTTGTGTCCGCTCAAGGTCTACATTGCTAAAGAAATTGACATGACTGGCGCAAAGAAAGTTGCTGGCGAATGGTCGGCGGCTGATACGACAAGCCGTGGCATGCAAATTACTGGCGATATTGTTGCAGAGTGGGTTAAGAAAACCCATGAAGTATTTGGCGCACCTAGAAAGACCGTGGTGTTCTGTTCAGGGGTCGAACATGGCAGAGACTTAGCCAAACAGTTTGCGGCAGCGGGGTATAACTTTGTATCCATTTCATATAAAGAAGATGATGAGTTTAAAAGACTAACCATTGAAGATTTTGCCAAGCCTGACACAAAGATTCACGGTCTGATCGCCACGGACATATTGACTAAAGGTTTTGATGTAAGCGATGTGATGATCGGCATTTCTGCAAGGCCGTTCAGCAAGTCTCTCTCGTCACACATACAACAACTCGGCAGGGTGCTGCGGGCATACGAGGGAAAAGAATTTGCATTGTGGCTTGACCACGCAGGCAATTACTTACGCTTCAGAGGCGAATGGGATGATGTTTATTCAAACGGCGTCACAGAATTAAAATCATTGGGCGAAGTCACAAAGAAAGAGCCAACAGAAAAAGAAAAGAAAGATTCGACTTGCCCTCAATGCAAAGCCCTGTGGATAGGCGGCGATTCGTGCATGTCGTGCGGATATGTTCGATTCAGAATGTCTATGGTCGAAACAGTGCCGGGGGAGCTAAAAGAGTTACAAGCCGCTAATAAGAAATTGCAGATTGACAATCAGTCTTTCTATTCACAGCTACTACATTACGCACAGGTAAAGGGATACAAGAGCGGGTGGGCATACCACAAATACAAAGAAAAATTTAGCGTTCCGCCCAACGGATTATCATCCAAGCCAGAAATGCCAACAAACGCTACGTTAGGCTGGATTAAATCCCGTACTATTGCATTTGCTCAGTCAAAAGCGAAAGCAGCATGAACTTTGAATCATTTGCACAAGCCCACGGTTTGATTATCAAGAGTATCGTCATGAACAAGTGGGTGCGCGTGCCTACGGTAGACCATCCACACAAACTTAACGGCTCTTACAAATACGATGGTGATGTAGCTTTCTTGCAGAACTGGGCAATCCACGAGTCCCCCGTTAGATGGGTTCCAGAAACGCCCTACAAGCGCGATATAGCCAAGGAAAGGGCAAAGTCCGCACAATCCTCTAAAGACCGCCTAAAAGCCCATCAGAACGCCGCAAAGAAGGCAGCATTCATATTAAGCAACTCGGCAAAGTCTTTTCACCCATATCTTGCCAAGAAAGGATTCCCGCAAGAACAAGGATGGGTATGGAATGATCTGTTGATTATTCCAATGAGGATCAAAGGCAACTTGGTCGGCGCACAATTGATACAGCCAGATGGCACAAAGAAGTTTCTTACCGGACAGATCACAAAGGGCGCATACGCTACGTTTGACAACAAAGGTATAGACATAGTGACTGAGGGCTATGCGACCGCCCTGAGCGTGCGTAGAGTGCTTAAATCCGCGCATATTCGTTACCGAATCCACGTTACATTTTCAGCAGGGAATCTACCTGAAATTGCCAAGGAATTCCCCCAATGCGTAGTCGTGGCTGATAATGATACTACTGGTCTCAAAGTCGCGCAAAAAACCGGAAAACCCTATTGGGTATCCGGCGTAGAGGGCGAAGACTTTAACGATGCAGAATTGCGCGGCGCGGGGGCAGACTTATTGGATTTGATTCGCCGCTCTAGTAAAGATACTTGATTCCATATACACGGCGTTTGGGTTTGCCATTAACTCGTTCATTACGTCATCGCACAATTCAATGGATTCTATTGGTTTGCCAATAGCTTCCACTGAGATTCTGACATTGCCAGAGCCATCGTCTTCTAGGTAAATGATAACTGCGTTAACCATTTGAAACTTCAATTAACTTTTGCAAGTAGTGTTGTGCCTTCTTCAGGTCTTGCACACCGTTCTTGTCTTTCCATCGGGATATGTACTTTACTATGTTACCTTCGAGATAGCCAAGGTTATTGGCAACGATATAGTCCCAAGGCTGTATAGCTTTGACTGCGTAGTGCGAACCGCCAACTTGTTTATCATTTGCTTTGTTTGTTTCTTCCATGATGATGTCCTTAACTGTTAATGGGTGTGCGTAACTCATATCGGATTCCTTAACCATGCTGCTGCTTCATCAAGGCGTGGAACAAACTCTTGCTTACTGGTAGTAGGCTCTCTTGCATCATCACCATCGCCCCAATACCATACTCGTGACAACTTACCACGCCTGCTTAACTCATAGCCGCCGATGTGAACCTTGTTGGTTGTGTACAGGGTTTTGATTGAGTTGCGAACATGCTTTATATCTTTGCCTGTTAGCACAACCAACGCACTAACCGTAGCCTTACCGATCTTCTGTAAAGCCCGACCCACGGTTATGTTCTTAGGTACTACATACTGCGGTACGTCACTCATCTTTTAATTTCTCCTCTAAATATTCAATCACACCCTTGAGTTTTATACCCCGTACGTATGCCGATTCTAGTTCACGGCTATCCTTTGCTCGCGCAGTAATCTCTGTTGTCCATCGATTATGTAATTCTTCATTACGCTCTTCTAGGTTAGCTATGTGAATCTTAGCGGCGCGTAATTGTCCGGCAAGATTTGGTTTCTTAGTTGCCATTCTTCTTCCTCTGCTCTGTATACATACCTGCACGATAGCCAATCTCGTATGCCTTGCGTAGTGTCATCATGCCTAGTTCGATTGAATCAATCTCTGATATGAAGTTCAACGCACTCTCTTGTGCTGCGCGGCGTACGCTGTCCTCGACCTTCTGCTGTTGTGCGCGTTCGATATCTTCAAAGGCTTCGTCTTCTTCGGTCTTCATCTTCGGCTCCGCTCTTG